TTCTTTGACATTGAAACCAGTCCTATAATCGCATACACTTGGCGAGTTGGTTGGAAACTAAACATTCACACTGATAACATTATAGAAGATTGGAAAGTCATTTGCATTAGCTATAAATGGGAAGACGAAAATGTAGTTAGAAATCTGACTTGGGACAAAAATCAAGATGATAAACAAATGTTGATTGATTTCATAAAAATAGCAAATGAAGCTGATGAAATTATTGCTCATAATGGCGATAGATTTGATATTAAAAAAATAAGAACCAGATGTATATACCACAGGATTCCAATGTTTCCGAAATACAGAACATTAGACACTTTGAAGAAGGCAAAGTCTGGTTTTAACTTCAACTCAAACCGATTGGATTACATCGCTAAATTTTTAGGAGTTGGTGCTAAATTAAAACACGAAGGATTCCCGATGTGGGTTAAATGTATGCAAGGCGACAAACAAGCGTTGAAAGATATGGTAGATTACTGCGATATGGACATTATAGTATTAGAAGATGTTTATTTGGCGATGCAATCATATATTTTACAAAATACGCACGTTGGAACTCATAACGGCGAAGGAAAATACAGTTGCCAAAATTGTGGAAGTGATGATGTATCACTTTTTAAAAACAATTTCACAACTTTAGGAACAATTAAAAGGTTAATGGGTTGTAATTCATGCGGTTACACTTACGAAATGAGCAATAGTGCGTACCGTAGATTGATGGAAAAAGTTAATTTTATCCAATAATGTTAAAGAATTGTTTAACAAAACTGAACTTTTTAACAAACTTTTTAACATCACGGAAGTCTTGGTATCATTGGGATTGCTGGTTTTTTTAACTACTATGTTAATATATATTAAAAAAATATAGGTATTGCAAATAAAAAAACAAAAGTGAAAATTTATATCAAAAACGTTAACATCTTAACATTTGACACCTAACTAATTGAAAAGCAACACGTTAAACTGTTTATTATTAAGTTTTAAAAAAAAACAAACGATTATTCAAAAAAATTAGTTATATTTGTATTTCATAGTGTTTAGTTTAGAGGTTGCATCTATTTACCGGTGGTGCAACCTCTTTTTTTTGTTAAAATTATGTTAAAATTTAAAAAAATCTTTTATTATATATAAATAATATGTATATTTGTATCATAATTAAAACTAAACATATTATGGAAAATTCAAACTTTACAAAATTACAGAAACAAATAAACGAATACAGTTATATAATTGTTGACGGGGAATATGAGATAGACTCTTATAATATCGACAAACAATTTGAAATTGAATTAGATGATTATACGATATTTACAGAATTGAAAGCATCAGCATACACAGAAACAACTCCTCAATGTTATGATTATCCTGAAGAAAGCACAATTTTAGAAAATACATTTCACATCGAAGAGTTGAATTTGGTTGTTTATGACAATGAAGATTCGGAAGTTGAATTGACAACGGAACAAGAAAATTGGTTGTATGCAACAATTGGGAAAAATATAACTATATAAGGATTGAGGTGTCCTCGGTCGGTTCAAACAGAAGGGTGTAAATTCCCTTCTGTCCCTGAATTTTAAAACAACAAAAAAATGAAACAAAGGCACAAAGAAGCAAAAGCAAAAATTAAAGGAATCAAGAAAGCCAAAATTAAATTTTTTGATTCTTTTTATGGGGCAACACTAAAAACTGAAAATATAAGGCTCGACAATTTATGGGCTGGATATATTTATGACGAAAAATTTACTACTAATTTAGAAAAATTCGCAGATGACCAAATTTGAAAAATTTATGAAATTTGTTAATTGGTACACTTCATTAGGAGGAACACCATTAACACCAGAGCAAATAGAAATTTGTTATTTAAAATTTTAAAAAATGGATTATAAAAAAACAACAATCCCAAATTATTACATCGGTGAAATTTTTAAATACGAAGCTAGAAAAATCATTGAAGATTTTGACTTGTCTTATAATGTAGGCACAGCAACAAGCTATTTATTGAGGGCAAAAAGAAAACACAGCACTCAAATTGATTGCATTCAAAAAGCGATTAACCACTTAAATTTTGAGTTAGAAAAACTAAAAAGATAAATTTTAACATTTCTTTAACATTTGGTTATATATAAAAGCGTATATTTGTAGTGTAATTAATAACTAAATCAAAACATTATGAAAGCAAAATCAAAAATCTTAGAAACAGGAGTTTATACTTCTATTGATAAAAACGGAATGATTACAGTGATTAGCCCGTATGACAAACAACCAGCGGGAATTTTTATGAAATTTTTAAAACTATTAAGAAAATGAAAACACATTGGAAAAAAGCATTTGACAGCCCATATTTAGGAAGTTGGGACTTGGAAGATTACAAAGATATGACTTTGACAATTGACAGAGTGATAATTGAACAAACACAAGGACTGAAAGAAAATAGTAAAATGAACGTTTGTTATTTTAAAGAAAAAGGATATAAAGCAATGCTTTTAAATTCCACCAACTCAAAAATGATTAAAAAATTAGCGAACAGCCCTTATATCGAAGATTGGGCAAATACGAGAATTACTCTTTTTGTGCAGCAAAATATTAAAGCATTTGGAGAATTACACGATGCTTTAAGAATTAGACCTATCACAACAGAAATCAAAAAACCAACGTTGAATCCTAAATCAGACAAGTGGGAATTAGCGAAATCAAAAGTAAAAGAAGGAATGACGTTTGAGCAAATTTCAAAGCATTACACTATTACGGAAGCTAATTTTAAACTGTTAAAATAATGGAACAAAGAACAGAAGAATGGTATGCAGCTCGTAGGGGTCGTGCCACAGGAAGTCAATTTAGTATCTTAATGGCTAAACGAGGTTTAGGAAAAACAGCAGAAACATACGCTAAAAGATTAATTGCAGACGAAATTCAAGACACTTTTGAAGAACAATACACTTCCAAAGCTATGCAAAATGGAATAGATTTAGAACCTATTGCAATTGACAGATATGAAGCGGAAACAATGAACGAAGTTAACGCAGTTGGTTTTATTACAAAAGGTGATTTCATTGGTTGTAGTCCAGATGGTTTGGTTGGTGAAGTTGGAGGGATTGAAGCTAAATGTCCAGGAAGTGACAAGCACATTTCTAATCTTTTATCTGAAGAATGTCCATCTGAATACTACGATCAAATTCAAGGCTTGATTTATATAGCAGGTTTAGAGTGGTGCGATTTTGTAAGCTACAACCCACATTTTAAGCCCGAATTTCAAATCAAAATTATAAGAGTTGAGCCTGACTTAGAATGGCAAGAGCTATTTGAACAACGGGTAAACGGATTTCGAGAATTAATTAATAACTATAAATCAAAATTAGAATGGAAGTAAAAGGAACAATTGAAAGAATCGAAGCAACACAAACAATCAGTGAAAAATTCAGCAAACGTGAGTTTGTCGTCAAAACAAACGAGCAATATCCTCAATCAATTATGATGGAATTCACACAAGATAAATGTGAAATCTTAGACAAATACAAGGTTGGTCAAAGTGTAAAAGCATCAATCAATTTAAGAGGTAGAAATTGGACTAACCCATCAGGGGTTGTAAAGACATTCAACACCTTACAAGCGTGGAGAATTGAAGAAGCTACACAAACTGAACAAGTTAAACCTGTTTCGGCAGATGATATGCCTTTTTAAAATGATAGTCGTATCGAAATCAAAATATAAAGACCTTTATTATGTAAATGCAAAGCCAATTTTGAAAGAAAATATTGATTTTCACAAAAAAGGAAATGATTTTTCTACACAAGAATTGGAAGCGTTGCAAAACTTTATAAATGCAATTTAGAAAATACCAAACTGAAATAATAATCAAAGGAGTCGAAATCTTAAACGAAAGTAGATTCCTTTATTTAGCGATGGAAGTCAGAACAGGCAAAACACTTACTTCTTTAGGGATTGCTGGGTGTAACAAATCAATTGAAAACGTTTTATTTCTTACAAAGAAAAAAGCAATTTCAAGTATTGAACACGATTATAAACTACTGAATCCAAGCTATAATTTGAAGGTAATTAATTACGAATCAATACATAAAATTGAGCCTATAAAATGGGACTGCATTATATTAGACGAAGCTCATTCAATGGGTGCGTTTCCGAAGCCAAGTAAACGAGCGAAACAGATTAAAGAACTGTTAAAGAAATGTAAGCCGTTCGTGATTCTTTTAAGTGGAACACCCACCCCAGAATCATTTAGCCAGATGTATCATCAAGTTTATGGAATTAAAGGAAATCCATTTCAAAAATATACTAATTTTTATAAATTTGCTCACGATTTTGTAGATGTAAAAATGCAGTTTATAAATGGTTTTCAAATTAAGAATTACCAACAAGGAAAAGAATCTATTTTGGAATTAATGAAATCTTATACAATCAATTTCACACAAAAACAATCAGGCTTCGAAAGTTCAATTGAGGAAGAAATTATTGAAGTTGAAATGAAGCCAGAAACCTATCAACTTTGTAACCGACTAAAAAAAGATTTGGTAGTGCAAGGAGAAAGCGAAGTAATTTTAGCGGATACAGGTGTCAAATTAATGGGTAAGCTGCATCAGCTTTATTCAGGAACTGTTAAATTTGAAAGCGGTAATTCAATGATTGTTGATTTTTCAAAAGCTGAATGGATTCGTGATAATTTTAAGAACAAAAAAATAGGAATTTTCTACAAATTTACAGCGGAATTGAAAGCGTTGCAAGAAATTTTGGGAGATGATTTAACAACTGATTTGACAGAATTTAATAATACCGACAAGAAAATAGCTTTGCAGATAGTATCAGGTAGGGAAGGAATTTCATTACGGAATGCTGAATTCATAGTTTTCTACAACATTGATTTTTCAGCGACCTCATATTGGCAGGCTCGTGATAGAATGACCACAAAAGACAGGAAATTTAATAAGGTTTATTGGTTATTTTCAAAAAAAGGAATTGAAAAAAGTATTTACAAGTCAGTTAGTAAGAAGAAGAATTACACGCTAAAACATTTTAAAAATGACAGAACAACAGATACAGTCTAAACGAATCAAACAACTTGAAGCTGAGGGGTACTATGTTTTGAAGTTAATTAAAACAAATTGCAACGGCATACCCGATTTATTGGCTATCAAAAAAGGTGCTGATGTATTGTTTTCTGAAATAAAAACAAAAAAAGGAGTAGTTTCTAAATTGCAAGAATACCGACTTAAAGAGTTGGAAATGAATGGATTTGAAGTGGAAGTGTTTAGAGGATAGTAAATTTTAACATTTCTTTAACAAAATTTTAACACTTTAAAACATTGTTTATATATAAATGTTTTGTATGTTTGTAGTGTTGAAACTAATCAATCACACTAAAACACAAACATTATGAAAACTATTTATTTAAGACAAAAAAGAAGCGGAAATTTTGAATTTTCAAACAGACAAGAAGCAACAGAAAAATTTACAACAAAAAAATCATTTATTGATTTTACAAAAAGCATTTATGATGGGAAAATAATAAAAGCCACCTACAGAATGAGCCAAACCTATTTTTACAATGGAACTGAAGCGTATGATTTCATTAAAAAAAACAACATTTTTTAATATGACAATCAAAGAAAAAATCAGGAAACGAGTTTTGAAAGAATATATTGAAATTTTAAATAAAAACAAAATTTTAATGTTTGCTTTGCCAATAGCAGAAGAAAAACAAAAACAATTGAAATCGTTGTTTGATTTTGAAACAATATTAACCGATAAATACACTATAAAAATATGAGATATATTGAAAGAAAAAACAAAATAATAAACGACAAATATACGAAATATGTATATGAAGCTTTTGATATTCAAAATCAGGAAGAAACGAAAGTAAAAATACCTATCAATTTTGGCGAATGTAAAAATTTCGATTGGAATATTGGCGTTATTTATGGTGGTTCAGGAACAGGAAAAACAACTTTGTTAAAAGAATTTGGCAGTTTGAACGTTGATTTGTTTGATGAACAAAAACCATTGATTTCTAATTTTGATTGGCTTGAACCAAAAGAAGCGTCTTTTTTATTGTCAGCTATGGGATTAGCATCAATTCCAACGTGGTTAAGACCGTTTGGCGCATTATCAAACGGAGAACAATATCGAGCCTCATTGGCTTACAAAGTAGGAAAAGCATCTGAAAACGAAATAATTTTAATTGATGAATACACTTCTGTAGTAGATAGAGATGTAGCTAAAGCAATGAGTAATGCTTTACAAAAATACATAAGACGAACCGATAAGAAAATCATTTTAGCTTCTTGTCATTTTGACATTATGGAATGGTTAAACCCAAATTGGACTTATTCACCATTAAAAGGGCGAGTTGAGAAACCGTCATGTCGAAGGCAATTGCGACCAAAAATTGAACTTCAGATATTTCGATGTAGATATGAAACTTGGCAAATGTTCAAACAACATCATTATATGAGTCAAGATTTGAATAAAGCTTCAAAATGTTTTGTTGTTTTGTTTAATGATAAACCAATTGGGTTTATGGCTATTTTACCTTTTCCTCATGGACATATTCAAAATGGATATAGAATTTCTAGAATAGTTGTATTGCCAGATTTTCAAGGTTTAGGACTAGGATTTATTTTAATTAATTATTTTGGAGAACTATACAAAAAAGACGATAAAACATTGTATATCAAAACTTCAAATCCAGCTTTGTTCGGTGCTATGAAAAAAAATAAAACTAAGTGGAAATTAACTAATCAAGTAACAAAAGAACAATTAAATTCTGATTGGATGAAAAAGCAACAAACATCTGATAAAGGAGGTATGTTAAAAATGAGAAATGCTATTACTAAATCTTATAAATACATTGGAAAAACAACAACTGATTCAATTGATGTAATTACTTTCAACGCTGATGTTTGGAAAGACGTAGCTCAAAATCAAATTTCAATGTTTTAACATAATTTTAACATTTCTTTAACGTTTATATATAAATAAAGTTATATATTTGTAACAGAAATAATAACTAAAACTAAATATTATGAACACTTTAAACAAATACAAACAAAATTTAAAAGTAAAAGGAAACGAGGTTTGGAGTTATACAACTCACGTAGCAACAATTAAAGGAAATGAATTAGGTTTAAATCTTGTAAAATAATGAAATTTCAATATTTTTCAAACAACGTAGCACGACCTACACCTATTGGCTTTGTTACCCTTGAAAGGTTTATCAAGGCTCACAAAAAACCAAAGACAAATATATTTGAGCAAATTGCAGAAGCTGAATCTAACAAGGATTTTGAATTGAAAGCAAAACTAAAGCAACAAAATCTATACTATTTTACTCCTTGTGTACACCTTAACAACGGAAGAAAGTATTCAGATATAATAGCTTTCACAGGTCTTTTAGTACTCGACTATGACCACATCGAAAATGCAAACGAATTAAAATATCATTTGTTTGAAGAACATAAATTCATTGTTGCAGCGTGGTTATCTCCAAGTAAAAAAGGAGTCAAAGCATTAGTTCGTATTCCTATTTGCAAAGACACAAATGAGTTCAAAGAATACTTCGCTGGTATTACTGAAGTGATGGAAGTGTATGATGGTTTTGATACAACTACGAAGAATTGCGTATTACCACTCTTTCAATCGTTTGATAGTAACATACTATTTAGAAAAGAAGCTACGGTATTCGATACTAAAAAAAGCATAGCAGACCAATATAACTATCAGCAAAAGGAATTTGTACACGTTGAAACAACAGACAAACATTTGAAATCGGTTCACAATATAACAACATCATCAATTAACAAAATAACAGATGAAGGACACCCTCAATTACGAGGAGCATCATTAGCGTTGGGCGGTTATGTTGCAAGTGGTTACATAAGCTATCAAGAAGCGGAACAACTTATATTCAATTTAATTGATTCAAATGCTTACCTTTGCCAAAAATCAAGTACGTACAAAAAAACAGCATCTTGGGCAATTAATCAAGGACAAAAATCACAATTATTTTTATGAAAGATTATATACGAGTAGGAACGGACTACTTTAAAATCATATCAAAAACCGACAGGTATGGAATTAAAAGAGAAGAACTAAAGAAATGGAACAAACAAGAATTGGTTCAAGATGAAGGAAGAAATGCAGTTTATGAAGT